GATGGGCGCATATTCTGTGGGAACAATGATATCGTCCCCATAGATTCGCACACCCTTTAGAGCTCTTTTTAGGCTCTTTAGAGTGACTGGTGATCCTTGACTACGAAGAATCCCAGAGAGAACGATGACAAGAAATGTCATCGCCTCAACCGGAAAACAAGTAGCCGAACCCATAGACGCGAACTTGGCAAGGGTTATTACCCCATGTCCAGGCACGTCCGCACGTGTGCTTCTACAAGCCTGTATTGCTCCAGATAAATCTGGAACGCAAGCAAGCATTCGAAGTACTAGCAGATTAGAAACCCTATCACTGGCTTCAGAGAGGTCTAGCGTTGATGAAACGCCAGTCTTTGAAGAGGACAGAGCCAGCTGTTGATTAGGTACCTGATCGGTGAAGCCTAAGGCTCCACTAAGAACGGTACTCTTCTCTAAGCATGGAACTAGGAGTTCGAGAAGACTCTGTTGTGTATATTGCATACACACAGGTTCAATCGCTATAATCCTAGGGGTTTTTAACGTTTTAGGTACTGTGATGACCCTTGAGGGTCTCTCAGCATCGGGTTCTAAGAAGTCAATCCCGTCCAAATGATCGGCTGCGTTCCAAGAAGGAATGCAGAAGACATCACTCGGGAAGAACACATCGAGACGAGAGTGCCACTCTTTGATTGAGAACTTCCGATTTCCGGAAATTCTCTGAGCGGTTGCTCCCGGGCCATGGCGTGGAACGTGTTGTCCATGCCGAACCACGGAGTTAACGGATTGGAGGGTAGAACCCCACAAAACGTCAGAAATGTCACCGAATCTCTCATAGAGAGAAGAGTGCAAATTCCTACTTCGTTCTCTGACTTCTTTATCACACTGGACGTAACCGTCAAATGCTGCCTTAGTGCGCTTATCAGTGCACGGAAGGCTAAGTTTCTTATATAGCAAGCAAGCTTGCCGTATACTAAATATTGCATCATGATTAGGTTCCTCCAGAAGGATACCAGAACCAGGATCGAACACCTGACAGAGCAAACCTTTAAACAAACAAGGGAGAGCTCCGTGCTTCTTGAAACCAAGAAAGCGCGATGTGTCAACTATTCCCAATTCAAGACTTCTTTCGAAGTCCTTACAGAAAAGGGGAAGGGATATCGTAAGAAACGATATACCCTCGTGTTCGACCCGAGCAGAGATTGTTTTAAAATCTCTGGTGGTGCTAGCGCGACACAAGTGGCTGACATCTGTCAGCACACACAAGAGTAACTGCATAAGGCTTTTCATCTGTGCTCTCCGTTAAAGGTGAGTTACAGAGTCCCTGCCAAGCAGCAGCACTCAAACCTTAGTGAAAGCTAACCCAAGTAACTAACGTCATCAGTAAGATGACAGCAACGAGGGCGCTAACGCCAAGAATTAACATCCACGGAAAAATGTTTCGTGTTTTCACACGTCACACTAACGAGCCTATTGCTAGGACTCGCCTCCAACGATGTTGGTAACCTTCGCGTATGTCGACGCGGCCAAATAGGCAATTAGCCCATTGGCAATGTCCGCACATTGAGCACGAGTGAAACCCGTGATCGGCTCATCGATGACCAGATAAGCACTCATAGAGTACTTAATATTCTGGGCCGAAATGAGTGGATCCGCAGCGACTTTAGAATAGTCAACGCGGGCCACATGCCGATTTCTCTTTCCATACGAATGCGAGATGGTGAGTCCAAAGGACCCATCAGCCGTCTTGTAGGAAGAGGTGTTAACGCCACGACCGACAGTAGGAAGCGATTGAGCTCCCAAAGTCGGAGGCGTGACTGTTTGAGGATCTGCCAACATTTGGCACAGTTCTCCTGTAGTTTAACACACAAAAGTGGGTTAGTTTCAGCGAAATTGCTGAGGCTTGCTTCGGGACAATCCCAAAGCAGCTATGATGGCCGCCTGTCGAATTGTAAAATTCAACGGGTCAAGACCAAAGCCATAAGGAGTCGATTTAGTGCGTCCCGTATATTCGTTAATAACGATTTGGGAAGCAGTAACTGGGATACCGTGTAGTACGGTACCTTGCAGCGAGTACTGGTCCATGGTTTGTTTATAATCCGTGGCATACCCGTACACGATCGTCAGACTATCATTCTGAATCATATCCATGTTAGCGATATTATCGCCGACATTTGTGAACCAGTCTGTTAGCCAGGACCACGGTAAGAGACTCCAAGCGGTGTGAGGACTAATGTCCGCACCGTAAAGGATAGTCATTAACTGTCGGTGCAACTTAGGGGTCATAGGCATTCCATGACGGTAGTCCAAGTAATACTTGAACGCACCCGAAAAGGATGTTCTATTAGACTCTATGGTTGACGTGTACAGCTTACCGTAAGAATCGATGAATTCTCCCTCAACAGCAGGGTAGCCAATGGCAAAACCCTGACTGCCTTGAAAGGTGATTCTCGAATCCTTTGCGATAGTAACCTTTCTGCGGACCACCTTCCCGTTATCACGGAGAAGTTGGCGGATATGTTTTTCCGAATTCACGGCAGCCTTTACGGTGCCGCGAAGATCCTTAAGAAAAGGCTTCCACCCGAACTCGTAGTTCAGATATTGGTTCCCAAGACTTTTAAATATCTTGAGGCCATTCCGAAGCTCGAGTATGGTATGAGGGAGGCGAGGAATGTCGCGAAGTTCCCCAATAAACTGACCCAATCCTAATTGAGTTCGGACTGGGCTAGCCCGTGCAATCCCTGTGGCGCCATAGGCGCTCATTTGGTTGACGGAGGGAACATCGCTGCGGTATGTATCAGGAGTAAAGTTTTTATTCCCGATTCCGCCCGGATATATCTTAAGATTATGATATTGCCGGATTATTCCACCGTGCTTCATAACCAGATTGCTACCCAATTCACAAGGTTGTGAATAAATGGTATGCTTCTGATTGAGGAACGGGCCTCCAATATCACGAATTTCAGACCCCTCGCGGGGTGGCCAAGAATGGCCTTCTGAATACGTGGTCTCATATCCCTGGAACGACGCAAGATGCGTCGAGAACAGAGAACCGTCATAAGTCAAATAGGAGGTATTAAGCCCCCCATTGATCTGACGGGTTCGTCGGGTGTATGTCACAAGGTCAACTCCAAAATGGTCCCATTGGGGCAGGTTTTACCTGTTCACCCGGTGGGCTCGGTTGTAAAGCCGAGTTTAATAAAGTGCCTATTAGCACTCTAGTGTTGCGCATTAAAGCACTGGGCCGCTCGAAAGAGCG